GTCTCAAGTCTCGTAAAAATGTCCCGAGCTCGCTTTCTCTCCGCAACCTTCGAATAGTCTATCTGAGACACCTCCATCACCGCTCTCCTCAGATCCCTAGCCTCGTACCAGGGCGAAAGGAAAACAACGAGCTGATTTTCGTCGATATTATCATACGGCATGTTTCTTTATTGCAGCAGAGACAGATTTGCAAACCCTCGACCATTCCGTGAGTTGGATAAGTCACCCACCTACAGCCTTCCCCCGCTCTCTGCCGGGATAGGCACTTGAAACTCTTCGGTAAAAGTTCGCGTGCAGGAAAAGAACTGCTCACGATCGAGCGACGCGAACGAACGAATGGCAGCGAACATTTCAGCTTGCGCGTCAAGCTGAGTGCCCTCCCTCCGTGCGTTTACGTACAGGGTCGTAGCATACCCACGCCTCTGCACCGAGTCTACCCAGTCCCTCAGCCCAACCTGGTAGGCGCAAAAGTGTTCGTAGCTCTTCCAGCGATGACCCATGATCTTCTTCAGCTTCCTAGATATGCAATGAAACATCTGACCCCGGAAAAGCGACATCCCACAGAGCTCAAATTCAGTGGCGAGATCGAAAGTTAATTGCAGATCTACAAAGCACGAGACCTCATCGACCCTGGCCTCATCCAAGCGAATCGCTGCTTGAGTTTTTGCGCCATCGTCCCCTTGAAAGAAGAAAATGAAAGGCCCCTGGCCTCTCAAGAGGTAGTTGTACAACACCGCAGCCAAAAAGGAATTGAACAGAAGGGTTCCGGGTTCGCCGGAAGTTTTCTTCCCTTTGACAGTTCCGGATACAGACTGCGCCACGATGTAGTACTCGCCCCGGAAGGTATAGTACCACTGAATTAGAACCTCCGAGAAGCCCAACTGCCTCAGCACCTCCTTCTCTATCTCCTGGGTGAATTCGTTCTGCATGGAGTCGTAGGCCTTCGCGTCGGCAACCGCAGTCTGGATGTGCTCAGGCATCGACCTGCAGAGCCCCTCGATCGTTCTCATCAAGTCGTCCTCGGACATGCCATTGTTGTAGACAACGTTGTCTTTAAGGACTGATGAGAAGACCAGATTTACGACACGGATTGCCTTCGAGAAAAGAGCAACCAAAGGGCGAGACCAGGCAGAAATGCCCTGCCCTACCTTGGTAAGATCGCACCTCCAGTTTTTTACCGGCTTGAAGATGTCCTTCA